GGCTTTAAATGAGCAAAGATATTACCTTGATTAATAAAAGAGAATGGGCTGTCTGAATGAACCATAAAAGGCATATAAACATACCTACAAGAGCTCTAATGATAGTGGTTAATATAAGTAGTTGTTTAAATGCGAAGACAAGCGCTACGTTAAAGCAAATGGCCTTCTTGGCCTTAAATAAAAGTAGTAGCGGGCGGGTTTAAAAAATGCGGGCGGGTCCTTGCCGAGGGGGTGGCGTTTGCGGTGGGCAAAGCCGTGGCTTTTCTTTAGTTACGCAAAATTTTTGTTACGGTTCAAAATATATAAAAAGGAGGCTCTATGTCAGATTTGTTTTGGAAGACTGAAAAGCGGTTAGTGAAGGATTTGAAATTCTTTGAAAAAAATCCGAGAAAAATGTCTAAAACTCAAGCGGAGCAATTATTGCAAAGCATTAAGAAATTTAACTTAGTCGAGATACCCGTAATCGACCAAAACAACCGAATAATAGCGGGCAATATGCGAGTAACGGCTTTAAAGAAATTAGGCAGGGTTGACGAAGAAATCGAGGTTAGAGTGCCGAGCAGAGATTTAACGGAAGCAGAGGCAATGGAGTATCTCGTAAGGAGCAATAAGAATATTGGCGAATGGGAAACCAAACTACTTGCTGAATTCGACCAAGATTTGCTAAAAGAAACGGGCTTTTCTGATAAAGAGCTCGAGGGAATATTCTACGACAAAAAAGAAGAAGAGGCTAAAGAGTTAGAATTCGCTGAAGAATTGCTCGAAGAGCATAATTATGTAGTTTTGTATTTCGATAATGAGATAGATTGGCTTAATTTTTGTAGCTTAGTTGAGATTAAAAAAGTGCAGTCGTTTAGTAGCCACGAAGGTTGGCGACAGATAGGCATTGGGCGGGTTATGAAAGGCGCTGAAGTAGTAAACAAGTTGAGGCAGTCCTAATGTTTGGCAAGGATTTTTGGGTTCCTAAAAAAATATCGGTTTGCGTGCCTTCCTATAAGAGGCCCAGAGATGTAATAACTAAAAACATTTACCCCTTTATAAAGTTATTTGTCGACGAGTCCGAATATGATGACTATAAAAAATATAACCCCGAGCAAGAGATTGTTAAATTGCCCAAAGGTATACAAGGCAATATCGCAAGGGTGCGAAATTATATTCTTGATTACGAATTTAAAAATAAGACTGACGCGGTTGTAATGATAGACGATGATAATAAAGGGTTGTTTAAATGGAAATACGGCAAAGCGGAGCTTGTCGATAAAGATAATTTCTTGATATTTGTTAGAAAGTATTCTATCTTAGCTTATGATTGGGGCGCTGTAATGTGGGGCGTAAGTATTAATAACGATAAACAAGTCTATTATGAATATGCACCATTTTCTACCACCAGGTATGTTGGCGCGCCTTTTATGTGCTTTATTAAAGACGATGGCACGAGGTTTGATGAAAGAATACCACTAAAAGAAGATTATGACATATGTGTCCAATTGTTAAACAAACACAGAATTGTCTTGAGAGTAAATAGCTATTGTTATGTAACAAAGCAAAGCGAAAATAAGGGCGGTTGTGCTGTAATGCGAAATATTGACGAAGAAAAAAGGCAATTCGATATATTACAAAAAAAGTGGGGCTCTAAGATTATACATCAGGGAACGAGCAGTCAAAGCCATAGTTCTAAAAAGGTTAGAAAAATATTTGACTATAACCCAGTTATAGTAGTTCCAATAAGGGGGATTTAAAATGCCGTTAGTTGATATCGAAGAAGTGGCTCTACCAGTTTTTAAGATGTCCTCGAGGTGGTTTAGAAAGTTATCTAATGAGTTAAATGGACCACAGGTAGTAAAAAACAAGGTTGATTTTGTGCAGGCTTGCAAGTTTGTGATTGATTATTATAAAAAGCGAGCTGATGGGCAGGGAAGTCTTAGTCTTACCGAAGAAAGAACGAGGCTAACTAATTATGAGGCAGAAATAAGAAAAATGGAGCTCAGAAGTTTACAGGGAAGTTTAATCGAGGCAAAATTAGTAAGACAAGCCTTGACCGATGTGTTTTATATGGTAAAATCTAAAATTGACGCTATACCTGTTAGAATAGCCTCAGAGGTAGCATATCTCTTAAAAGACCCTAAAGATATAAATATTGTAAAATTAAAAGCCCAGAGTATAACAAAAGATATAGAAAAGGAGCTCTCTGATGTCAAAACCTACCGCGATATCATTAGCTATCAGAAAGGCAACAAGAGTATTTCTACCGAAGCCGAATTTGACGACGAGCCAATGGGCTGATAGATTTAGAGTATTAAGCCCTGAGATATCGGCAGAGGCGGGGCGTTGGAATACATCGCGGGCAGAATACCAAAGGGGCATAATGGACTCGATAAGCGACCCCGAAATAGAGCAAGTTGTAATTATGAGTAGTGCACAAGTTGGCAAGACCTCTATCCTTGAAAATATTCTCGGGTATTTTATGCAGTATGAGCCAAGTCCAACCCTGTTTATATTACCAACCTTAGATATGGCAAAGGCATTTTCGCAAGAGAGATTGACGGGAATGATTAGAGATACAAAAGCATTAAAAAAAATACTCCACCCAGTAAAGAGCCGTAACCCTGACGAAAAAACTTTATTTAAGAAATTCGAGGGCGGGTATTTGGCAATAGCGGGGGCTAACTCCCCAGCGAGTTTGTCCGCAAGGCCTGTAAGGGTGTTACTTGCAGATGAGGTTGATAGATACCCTATAAGCGCGGGGGCGGAAGGCGACCCATTGAGTTTGGCTATTAAAAGAACAACAACCTTTTGGAATCGCAAAATAGTGGTATGCTCTACCCCTACCTTAAAAGGGTTATCGAGAATTGAGCTTGCATATAAGAACTCGGACCAAAGAAAGTATTTTGTAAAATGCCCTGTTTGCGGGGCGAAGCAAACTTTATCTTTTGACTATTTTAAATGGGACGATAACGATTATTCTACGGCTTATTATCAATGCCCACATTGCGGAGCGAGGCTGACCGATAATGATAAGCTTGAAATGGTAAAAGGGGGCGAGTGGATAGCCGAAGGGAAACAGGGCAAAGTGGCGGGGTTTTATATGAATGAGCTTTATTCCCCGTGGGTTAGTTTTAAAGAGTTGGCCTCTAAAATGGACGAAGCAAAGCAAAATGTTGAAACTTGGAAGGTTTTTGTTAATACCTCAATGGGCTTACCTTACGAGGAAGAAGATGTAAGCGGGTTGACAAATGAGTATTTTAAAAAGCGAATAGAGTTTTACACAGAAGTGCCTAAACAGGTTTTATTGTTGACCGCAAGCGTTGATGTCCAAGAGGATAGGCTCGAGGTTTTGGTTGTTGGTTGGGGCAAAGGCGAAGAAGCGTGGCATATAGAGCACAAAATAATTTACGGCTATTCTTATACCAATGTGCCGTGGGAAGGTATAGACAACTATTTAGTTAAAACATTTAAAAGGGAAGACGGTGCCCTGTTAAAAATAACCACTTGTCTTATTGACTCTGGTTATATGACTAAGAAAGTCTATGAGTATGTAAAGCCAAGACAACCGCGAAGGGTTTACGCAATAAAAGGCGTTGGTGTTTTTGGAGCCCCGATTGTAAACAGAGCAAGACTTGTCGGCCGTGAAGGTGTAAAGATGTTTCCTATTGGAACATTTTCGGCTAAAGATGTATTATTCGGAAGGCTTAAAATAGAGACACCTGGCAACGGATTTATACACTTTAATAAGTCTTGCGACGATGAATATTTCGAGCAACTCTTAGCAGAAAGGCCTATTATAAAACAAATAAAAGGTTTCTCTGTTAAAGAGTATGTAAAAATAAGAGATAGGAACGAAATTTTAGACCTTTGGTGCTATAATTTAGCAGCCATAACGGTTTTGCAACCCAATTTTGATAAAATTGAGCAGAATTTGTTAAAAGAAGCTGAAGAATCTAACAACCTCGAGAAATTAAAAGCAAAATTTGACGAAATACCCAACCCTTTGCAAGGCGATTCAAATAATAAAAAGCCATTAAAACAAAAAGCGCGAAAAAGCTCTTGGCTTAATGGTTGGTAGTGGATTTTTACTTTTTATTTTGATATAATAACCCAAACCAAAGAGGGGGTAAATATGCTACCCTTGCAAGCCTATGCAGGCGACACAATCACTTTTGACATAACACAAATAGATACCAATGGGCAATATAGTCCTTTAAATGGTTGGACGGCAATCGTAATTTTTTATAATTCTAAAGATACCTACCATTTTAGTGCCTCGATTATCGAAGATGTATACTATTTTACGGCCTTAACAAATAGCTCTTGGGTGGCGGGTAAATACCAAGTTGTTTTGAGGTTTGCTAAAGGCACAGAAGTTAACACAGTATTTTTGGGCGAAATAAATATCTTACCAGACCCCTATGCCAACCCTGTCGATGACCGAAGCCACGTTAAAAAAGTTTTGGACGCGATAGAGGCAGTAATTGAAGGGCGAGCGTCGAGAAGCGAGAAAGAATATTCACTAGGCGATAAAAAGTTGGTTAGTATGACTCACGAAGAATTATTTAAGCAGTGGAATAGATACAAATTTCTTTATAAGCAAGAGTTGCAAGCGAAAGGGTTGGAGCCAGTAAGTAACCAAATTAAGGTAAGATTTGTCTCTGATGTTAATAATTGGTTTAATTTTAGAGGGTTTAATTGAGCATATTAGATATCTTTAAAAAAAGTAGAGCGTTTGAAGAAACCCAAAAGATTGCAAAATCTAAAAGATATTATCAAGGGGCAATAGCTAATAGGCTTACCTCTGATTGGTTTACAACAAATCTATCCGCTGATAATATTTTAAGGTGGGCGTTATATAGATTAAGAGCGAGAACAAGAGACCTCGAGAGAAATAATGACTATGCAAGAAAGTTTCTCAGAGAGGTTGAGCAAAATATAATAGGCCACAATGGAGTTAAACTCCAGTGCCAAGCTAAAACTAAATATAAGAATTTGCCTGACTCAGATAAAAATACCGAAGTCGAGCAAGCTTGGATACAATGGGGCAAGGTAGCGGGCGTTGACGGCTCTAATTTTAGAGATATTTGCAAGTTGGCAATGCGAAGGGTTGCCGTTGATGGCGAGGTTTTGATAAGAATAGTTAAGGGATACGATAACCCATTTAATTTTGGGCTACAGATTTTAGAGAGCGATTTGTTGGACGAAAAGCTCTACGAAGATTTGCCTAATGGGAATTCCATAGTAATGGGCGTTGAAAAAGATGGCTATGGAAAGCCTGTTGCCTATTGGCTGTTTAATAGATACCCGTATGATTTAAACACGCAAGGTGTTAAACATATAAGAATACCCGCAGAAGAAATGATACACCTTTTTATGCGAGAAAGACCTACCCAGACCAGAGGGATACCGTGGTTTGTTTCGGCAATAATTAAGCTCCGAATGCTTGGAGCATACGAAGAGGCGGAGCTTGTAGGTGCAAGAATTGGCTCGGCAAAAATGGGCTTTTTTACCCAGAGTTTAGAGGGCGCGGAATATACAGGCGATAAAGAAGAAAATGGCGAAATAATATCAGAGGTTGAACCAGGAATATTAGAGAAATTACCACCAGGCGTTGATTTTAAGCCTTTTAACCCAAGTAGCCCGAATACCCAATTTGAGAATTTCAACAAAGCTTTATTGAGGGGTATTTCGTCGGGAATAGGCGGAGCATATAATACCATAGCTAATGACTATGAAAGTGTAAACTATTCTTCTTTAAGAGCCTCTGAGTTGGAAGTAAGGGAATTTTGGAAGGACATACAAGAGTGGTTTATAAGTAATTTTTTAGATAGAGTTTATAATGAATGGTTGCCTTTTGCTATTTTATCTAACCAAGTAAGCATACCATATACAGATATTAAAAGGTTTACCAGTATAAAATGGCAGGCGAGGCGTTGGGGTTGGGTTGACCCTTTGAAAGACGCGCAAGGCAAGGTTTTAGAAATGGACAACGGGCTAACAACCAGAACCCAAATTTTGGCCGAGCAAGGAATAGATTTCGAAGATTTATTAATTCAAATGGCAGAAGAAAAGGCACTCGCCGAAAAATACGGCATAGATTTGAGCCTTTTAACAAGTAAAAAAATAACACCACCGCCTATGAATCAAGAGGCGCAAGGGGGTATAAATGGCGAAGCAGGAACAGACCAAAGCCAAGAGCCAAACAATCAAAACGGAAATTGAAAAAAGAAATTTCCAAATAAGGGCAGAGGATATAAACCAAGAGCAAAGAACAATTACCTTTCCTTTTAGCTCCGAAGAGCCTGTTGAAAGATGGTTCGGAATGGAGACTTTAGACCACAGTCCAGATTCAGTTGATTTGTCTCGAATGGACGGGGCACCACTATTACTTGACCACGACCCAACAAAGCAAATTGGAGTTCTTGAAAAAACTTGGGTTGATGGCTCTGTAAAAAGAGGCTATACGACGGCACGATTTTCTAAAAATCCATTGGCACAGGAGGTCTTGCAAGATGTAATTGATGGAATACGAAAAAATGTTAGCGTTGGCT